GGAGACCAGGGAACACAAGGTATTCAAGGAGATCAAGGAACACAAGGTCTCCAGGGAGACCAAGGAACACAGGGTCTTCAAGGGGATCAAGGAACACAGGGTAATCAAGGAACTACTGGAACTATTGGTGGACAAGGTGTTCAAGGTACTCAAGGTTTATTAGGAACAACCGGAAACACTGGTGCTCAGGGACTTACTGGACCGGAAGCATCTACACCTGACGAAATTACAAACATTACTCTCGTTGCTTCCGGTGATGACCCCGACGTAGATCCTATCAATGCTAGTGCTTTTGATGGAGTTGAAAATATATTTGATGTCTATTTTGGTACTCCAGGTAGTTACACTAGAGTTGTAAATGATGATCTGTTAGGAGAAGTAGCACGTTTGATGATTTCTCTTGGTGGCATTATTCAAGATCCAGATTCTAGTGGATTTGGAGCAGGAGGTACAGTAGGATTTAGACTAAATAGTAACACAGGAAATACTAGTATTCACTTCAGTGAAGTACCTGAAAGTGGTCAATCATTCTTTGGTGTTATGTTCATGAAAACGAGCAACCCTACAACAATCTTTGCCACTGTTGAACAATCCATCACTAACGCTATTATCTTCGGAGTATAACATAATACCATGGCAAGAAGAAAAGAAGAACAATACGTATTTAATGCTACTACCGGAACGGTAAAAGTTCCTGGTCATTTGAACATTAACGATGTACTTTCTATCATTAATGTAACCACTGGCGAAACTATCTATACTCTAGGGGATCCAGCAAAAACTTTTGTTAGTAAAGTTCACTCACATCCTTTACTAGGAGATGATCCAGACTTCCCGTGGTCTATTGATGGTGTTTGTACATTTGATTTACTTTACGATACTAGTATCAATGGTCAGGACACAGACGAATTAATTATCTTTGTTGAAGATGAAAGAAAAGGTCTTGTAGTTAGACCTTTCGATGCAGCGGTTGATGCTGTAGAAAGGATCAAAGTATCCAATCCAGAGACTCTTATTGATGCTGATTTTGAGTATGGATTACAAAGTTCAAAATGGCACAATGTAGGATTCAATACAGGGTATCCATCTTTCTCGGAAGGAATTGGTGTTCCTCTGGAAGTTACAAGTGTATCAGCAGTAGGAAACACAGTTACTGTTACAGTCGCTAATAGTGCTGCTCTAGCAGCAAATACTGCTTTTACTATCACTGGATTATCTGAAGGATTTTCAGATGCTGAAGGATCTTTCGTTGTAAGTGAGCAAGTTGACGCTAGTAACTTTAGATATAAAGCAAAAGATAGTGTTGCTGGTGTATCAGTCACTCCCGTTACTACTTTAAGACCTGCTTCTATTTTTGATCAAGCAGCATTAAATCTAGAGAGATATGATTCTAACTCGGCTACCAATGACGCCGTATTAACTTTTAGAGAAGCCCATGGATTGTTCCCAGGATCTCCGTTTTTACTAGTAGATACTACAGCAGGTTCACAGGAAGAAGAAGGTCCTTTCTTTGTAACTGAGGTAATTAATGAACTTTCATTTAGATACGAAATCCCTGATGGAGTAGCAGCTAGTTCCACTGTAATCAACCCAGCTCCACCAGCAGCACAAACTGTAATTGTATACGCTATTTCTAATTCTACATTTACCCACAGACCTTTTGATGGTGGTATTTTAATCAATACATTCTATCCAATAGCAGGTCTTGAAGCAAAGAGACAGACCAAGAAATATTTCAGATATCAGTCCGGTAAAGGTGTAAATTTCTCAACAGGAGCTTTATTCACACCAGCATATGATATTACCGGAGCAGAATACACAGCATCAAACCAATTACGTGTCACTACTGATATTGCTCATGGATTTCAAGTAGGTGTAAAAGTTGCTTTATCTGATATAACAACTACGGGATACAACTCACCCATCAACAACTACATCTATACTCCATATACAATTACAGCTATTATCGATAGCAATACTTTTGAAATTACAGACTTTGGTCCTGGTGGGTTAAATGATGGATTGAATATTGGACTAGTAGCAGGAACAACTGCTTCTTTAGGTATATCTCCGAAAGTGGTAGTTACTGAATGGAGTGGAGCAGCAGTCCGTACAGGTATGTTTGATGATGCTAATGGTCCATATTGGGAATATGATGGTGTATCTTTATACGCCTGTGTTAGATCCAGTACAACACAAGTTACAGGGACTGTAGCGTTAACAAATGGAAGTAATATCATTACAGGAACCAATACAAGGTTTGGAGATCAATTTACTGCCGGAAATAAAGTTCAAATTAAAGGACAAGTTTACGAAGTAACTAATGTAGCTAGTTCCACAGAGATGTATGTCAATCCGGCATACAGAGGTGTAGACAGCAGCAATTCCAAGATATCTTTAATTACAGAATTAAGAATTCCACAATCTGAATTCAATTCAGATACTCTTGATGGAGAAGGACCATCTGGTTATTTCTTACATCCCGATAGGATGCAAATGGTCGGTATTCAATGGTCGTGGTACGGTGCTGGATATATTGATTATATGGTAAGAGGTCCTCTAGGAGATTGGATTGTTGCTCATCGTATCGGAAACTCTAACTTCAATACAGAAGCATATATGAGATCTGGCAACCTACCAGCAAGGTATGAAGTTGTAACATCATGTCGCCATAGTAAAGTTATTGGTAGTTCTACTGGCACAGGAAATGTCACCATTGAAGTAGCCAATGCCGACAAGTTGTTCCCTACTGATGGAGGACTTTTAACTATTAAGAGTGTTCAGGGACCAGACATACTTACTGAAGTAGTAGAGTATGATGGTATTACCGGTAATCAAATTAGCCTATCCCAAAGAGGAGCATCTTATACAAGATTCTTATCTGGATCAAATAGAACTTTTAGTGGAGATACTACGGTTGGCGGTTTAGATCATCCAGTGAACTCTTCCGTTCAATTCATTGGATGTAATATTGCCCCTCAGATTTCACACTGGGGTTCTTCTGTTATCTTAGACGGAGGGTTTAAATCTGATCCTGGATTTAAATTTACAACAGCTAAAGATACGATTAGTATTCCCAGCGGAACATCACAAACTGTTCTTCTATTCAGACCAGCTCCGGCTGTAAGTAATGGATTACCTGGAGAAGTTGGCGAGAGAGAACTTCTTAATAGATCTAGAATTACATTAACATCTATCGAAGTAGCAACTCAGGATTCCACTAATAGTTTTGCCCCTCGTAGATATGAATTAGCAGGAGTTTTAAATCCATCAAGTATAGATCCAGAAACAGTTATTTGGGAGAGTGCTCAATCTCAAGAGTATGCTGACAACGGAGTTCCATCTTTAGGTTATCAACCATCATTTGCTCAGTACGAAACTACTACTATTGCAAAACCAGAAGGGGGAGAACTTTTATTTAAATTTACTACTGCTAACCGTTCTGAAATTTTTGATCTAACTAATGTTAAAAATTTAGAGAACTCTATCTTAGGTGGAAATGGATTATATCCAAACGGACCAGAAGTTCTTGCCCTCTCGATTACAAATAAATCGACCGATCTCGTATCTTTCGATATCGTATTATCCTGGAAGGAGGCACACTCATAATGGCATTAACTAGAGGACAAATTCTATCACAACCAGTAGTACAAGATAACGATGGTGTTACTGGTGGATCTATCACTCTTAGAGATTTAAATCTAAGTAATGAGATTACTTTTAAAGCACCGGATGATGTAACTAGTAATTACGATATCATATTGCCTGCTGCTCCACCAGCAGTGTCTGGTTATATCTTATCTTTCCAAACAGATGGAACTGCTTCTTTTATTGAAAACACTCCTACTCCGGGTGGAGCAGCGATCGGTGCTATTCAGTATAGAAATAATTTAGGTGCTCAGGCAGGCGCAGATTATGCCCTATACAATGACTCAAATCAATCTATTGATCTTGTATATAACGGAGCAACTCCAACTCCAATTAGATGGTTGGATGCTGATACTCCTACTGCAAACTTCGCTGCTTTCCAAGCACCATCCGATATTACTAGAAATTATACAGTAGATTTACCAGCACTGATTCCAGGAACAACAGACACCACTGATTCTGTAGGATATGTACTTAAAATTGCCTCTCATAGTGATCAATCTGTTCCTGGTGACACCACTGCTGTATTAGAGTGGGGTCCTCCTATTACTGGAGACAACCAATCACAAGGAGCTCAGTTTACTGTACAAATAGCAGGTGATGCTGCTGGTGAGTTTGCTTCTGCTACTGATCTGATTGCTTACAATTCCACTAATGCATTAGTTTATACTTTTACAGATGGTGATGTAGCTAGTCCAGATGGAACTTTAACAATTACGCCACCCATCGGATCCATTGAGATTGGGACAGATGAGGTTCTTACTAGAACTGGTTTAGGATCTACTGTTTTATCCTCTAGTCTCACTAGTGTAGGAGTACAAGCAAAAGTTTTACCTAGCGGCGGTAATGGGATAGAAGTCAACAACACTGTTGAATCTGCTGGCGATTTAATACTAAACGCCGGGGGTACTGGAGCAGCTGCTGTTGTTATTCAGGGTACTAATGGAGCTGGCGTAGGAAGAATAGAGATTGAAGATCAAGAGCCGACACCAAACTCTGTTGCTATAGATGTACCCGCTAACGCAGGTACATCGTATACCCTGACTTTGCCAGCGAGCATCACCACTCCTAGAAATGGAATGGCATTGAGTTTTAATAGTGGTTACAATGCTACATTTATTGATGATAGAAAAACTCTAAACTTTACTATGGATGGTGGCGGGACCACAACTCTACAGCAAGGATTAAAAGGATTTTATAGAGTTTTCTTAGAAGAAGGTTATGTAATAGAAAGTGTAAGTCTTGTACTAGAAGATCCTACAGATGGTCCATCTGTTACTATCAACAGAGCATCTGCTGGAGCTTTTAACGGATCTAACGCTACACTACTATATTCTTTTAACGCTGGTTCGGCAGTGTCTGGATCTGCTACAAATAATGCTGGTGGTGCTATCACCACAGATAATGGAATCAGCGGGACTTCTCTAGCAAATGGCGATGTATTAGAGTTTAACTTGGGAAATGGTCCATTCAATTCAACATTTGCCACAATCAGTATGATCTTGAGACCTGCTTCACTGACCTAATAAATTATGACTTATTATATTGATCTTACCAATGTATCTCCAAATAATTATAGAGTTTTACGACCCAATGCTTTTCTTGGCGTAGGACTTTTAAATGGAACTCTTGACTATAATTTAACACCCGGAGTTGGTGTATTGGCAAATGATTGGGATAACACTAACTTAAATAGATTATTTGAAGACTCTGTAGATCCAACTGCCAACACTCCTTTGTCCGGATTTGGAGGTGGATCATCTCAAAATCCTCCCAATGCTGTAGCAAATCAAAGAACGTCTCAACCAAACTTAGACGCTCCAACCGGTTTTAATACATTGGGATATGGACCTATTGTTTATAATGGAAATGGACAAAACCTTGCCTCTATGCTATTAGGATTTCCTTCGTTATCAGAAATTCCTGATGCTGGTATTGTATCCACCGCTCCTGCCGGTAGTGCCTTACCATCTACACATATTGTTAGATTACTTGTCGATCCAGTCAACAGTACGTTTGGTGATCAACTAGGAGGGGCAACGGGTGGAGGGTCTGCTACTGTTGCTACACTAGAAGTATCATTACGATATGGCGCTACAGCGACCACAATAGGAACTCCTATTGCTACTTTACCATTACCAAATGGAAACCCTTTGGATATAGTTAGAAACACTACCCCACTAGGAAGTGGAAGACTAGGAACTGAATTTACATATGAGTTTACTGTTCCATCAGCATTGGATTATTCCAACCTAGGGTCTAGAAGATTTCAGAATGTCAATATTTTTATCAACCAAATTGCCGGAAATGCCGGTGGTAACAACAGAAGATCTTTTCCTAGAATTTGGGGTGTAGAGCTCTACGTAAATACTTTGTTGATCAACCCATACGAACCACAAAATAGGGGTTATTTGATCTAGCATAAATACTAGAAACTGATTGAACTTTATTTCATGGCATTAGATTCATCATGGGGACGAGGGTTTGCTCCCGTTCGTCCTATCAAGCGCCCTTATTTTGTAAAATCGGTGCTGGAAAACGGAGGAGATATCACACCGCTGTATGTAGATTCAAGTGAAACTAGAGGAACTGGTCTGACCAATGGATCTATTGCTGTTGTTGACGACAAAATTCTTGTTAATCTAAGGCACGTAGAGTATACTTTGTATCATGCTGAAAAAGTAAAGTATGCTCACCCATGGGGTCCGGTAGTATATCTACACCCCGAAAATGACTGGAGACTAAAGACAAATAATTTTATAGGAACTGTCAATGAAAACTTTGATGGATTTTCTTCCTATTCTAAAGTAGATACTAGTACATGGGATGTCGATCCTCTGTGGGATTTTGTTGGATTAGAAGATGCTAGATTAGTTCAGTGGGATGGATCTTTATATCTTACCGGAGTAAGACGAGACACTACCAAGAATGGTGTTGGTAGGATGGAGTTGTCTCGTATTCTACAAAATCAAAACGGCAAGTGGAAAGAAGTAAGTAGAGAAAGAATTCCTATTCCAGGAGAACATATAGACGCTATTGATACAGGACCTTCCTATTGTGAAAAAAATTGGATGCCTATCGTAGATAAACCATTTCATTATGTAAAGTGGTGTAATCCTGTACAGGTTGTCAAATACTGCCCAGAGAAAAAAGAAACAACTAATGTACATCTAGATGAATCTACATACAAAAAACTAGATTTTGATTTTAGAGGAGGATCTCACGTTATACCTTACAAAAAAGATTATTATATCTGTCTAACTCACATAACTAATTTATTTAAAAGTGAGACTGGTAGAAAAAATTGTGTATACAGACATAGGTTTGTTATATTTGATAAAAACTGGAACTTAGTAAAGTATACAGATGAATTAAATTTCATGGGATGCCACGTAGAGTTTTCTTGTGGTATGGCATTCCACAAAGGAAATTACTTAATACCATTCGGAACTCAAGACAATAGTTCATATCTTCTAAAGATTCCCGAAGATTATTTTGATAAGTATATTGGAGATTTGAAATGAAAGAACTAGTTATTAAATTTGCTCAGGATAGTGAAAATGCAGAACTAAATTTTGATCTAGCATATGCTTACCATGAAAGAGGTCAGACTGCTTCTGCTATGTCTTACTATCTCAGGGCAGCAGAAAGAGGATCTGATTTGTTAGCATACGAATCTTTGATTCGAGCACATTATTGTACACAAAAGCAAAGGGAAAGAGATTTTACAGCAAAAGGTTTTCTCAAACAAGCACAACTTGTATGCCCAAGAAGACCAGAGGCATATTATCTACTAGCAAAATATCATGTTAGCAAAAATGAACACTCAGAAGCATATGTTCAACTTAAGTTGGCAAAAGAGTTTTGTAGTTTTAACGAAGCACCATTAAAGACAAAGGTAGGTTATAAAAATAAGATTCAATTTGAAAAAGAACTTATTCATGCCGCCTGGGAATGGGATAAGAATTCGGAGTCTAGAAGTATCTTAAAAGAGTTATTGTCTTCTTATGAGTTTTCTGTTGCTGATGAGGAGGATAAAAAAGATGTCCACGATATTATTGATCAGATAGGTATTTACTCCAGAGACGAAGCATATTGTCAATACACCAAACATTTACACTCTAGATTATGTTATCCTTTTAATGGATCATCGGATATTGAAAGAAACTTCTCACAAGTATATCAAGACTTGTTTGTACTATACATGAACAAAGGTAAAAGAGATGGAACTTACTTAGAGGTTGGATGTGGTCCTGCTTTCCAAGGAAGTAATACAGCACTACTCGAAGAGTTTGGTTGGAAAGGTATTTCTATCGATAAAGATCCACAATATGCTATGGAGCATAACAAATTTAGATCTAATACAACAATCTTTGATGATGCATTAACAATAGATTATTCGTCTTTATTGAAAAAACATTTTCCTGACAAGAAAGAGATTGATTATTTACAACTAGATTTAGAACCAGCAAGGAATACTTTTGAGTGTCTTCTGAGTATTCCTTTTGATGAATATAAATTTGGTGTCGTTACATATGAGCACGATTATTACATCGACCCGACTAAATCTTATAGAAAAAAATCAAGAAGATATTTAGAGATGATGGGATATAAGTTAGTTGTGGCAGATGTATCTCCTGACGGATTTGGATCTTTTGAAGATTGGTGGGTACACCCAGACATGATTGATGAGTATCAAATTGCTCTTATTCAATCCTTGGATAAAACCTGTAATATTAACAAACATATGTTAAAATGAATAACAAAGAAGCTAGAGCAAAATTAGAAGATCAAATGAAACAGATCTTAGAGAAAGAAAAAGAACTTGAAGATAGTATGAAAAATCTTCAAGATTTTAAACTAAAGGTTAGGGGTGGTCTAGAAACTTTAGATATGCTGGAGGCAGCAGAACCTGAGGAGATAAATAATACTGAGACGTAATCCCGGTACATAATGGCAACGGCAGTACCAGTTAATCTAACTGTAGAGCAAGGAGCAGACTTCCTTGTAGAGTTCAATCTAAGGAACGAGAGCAATAGTTTTCTCAACTTAGCAGGTTACTCGGTGTCTGCTCAATTTGCTAGGAACTACTATTCTACAACAACAAAGTATAGTTTAAATGCTGCTATACCTATTGACACTGTAGATCTAGGATTAGTTCAGTTGTCGTTGTCTGCTGCCGATACTGCTGCCCTGAAAGCAGGGAGGTATGTTTATAGTCTGAATGTAACTGATACCTTTGGCAGCACAGACAGATATATCGAGGGAGTTTTAACCGTAACGCCAGGAGTTCTATGAGCAAGTTTCAAATTACAGTCGATGTATTTGGACGTGAGCAAAAGAGAATCGTTGATGTCAATGAGACACCAAATACTATCTCGGGTTTAACAGACGTAGATACAGCATCTCAGCAAGATAGATATCTATTGGTGTGGAACGATTCATTGAAAAGACATGAGTATGTTCCTGCTTCACAAGTTACTGACCTAGCAGATGAAGTTCAAGATGATGCATTAGATTACGGAACATACTAAATAGATATAGAGATATTGTCTATAAGGAAAGTAAATGGCTGCACCTCCACTAAAGTTAAAAAGGGGAACTACTTCTGTAGCATCTCCAGTTACTGTACCTAATACAGTAGCAGGTGAACCGGTTGTTCGTTATAATACAGACCAAGGAAAGTATGCTGGTATCACCGAATTTTATGTTGGTGATGACGGAGCAACATCATCTAAGTTGGTTGCTGACTCAGGAGCAACTTCTGCTGCTAACGCAATGTTGACTGAGGCAGGAGCTTCTACTTCTGCTGTACTAACACTTAACGAAGATACTAACACTGGTACTGATTTTATCGCTATTGATGTTCCTGCTGCTGGAACTATTACATCTTACACTCTTACATTACCTTCTGCCGTTGGTGGCGCTGGAGATGTATTAGCCCTAGCAGATGTTAATGGTAACTTACAGTGGTCTACTACTGGAACTACTAACGACTCCACTGTTACTTTAACTGCTGGTGCTGGTCTTGCTGATGGCGGAAGTTTCACCACCAACCAAGGATCTCCTTCCGCAATTACATTTAATGTGGGTGCTGGTAATGGTATCACTGTTAATCCTGATACTATCGAAATTGATACATCTGTAACTGCTGATCTATCAAGTGCTCAGACACTAACAAACAAAACTCTACAAGACTCTACTACTAGTATTGTAGACAATGGGGATGCTACTAAAGTTCTTCAGTTTGACGCTGCTGGTATTGCTACCGCTACAACAAGAACTTTAACTGCCCCTAATGCTGATGGTACGATTGCTTTAACATCGTCCAGCACTGGTGTTGTTGTGGAGTCTGTTGCTGCTACAGCAAGTGCTGGTATTGCTATCGGAGGTACTGCCACCGCTCCTACCGTAGGGCTCGCCAATGCTGGTAGCTTGACGACAAACGATGTTTTGAAGTGGGATGGATCTCAGTTAGTTGATAGTTCTATTACTGATGATGGAACTACCGTAACCATCGCTGCCAACCTAACTGTTACCGGAACAACTACTACTGTTTCTACAGCAAATACAGTAGTTGCAGATAGAATCCTTGAGTTAGCAAACGGTGCTACAGGAACTCCCGCTGCTACTTCTGATGCTGGTATTGTCGTCGAGCGTGGAGATTCCACTAACGTATTCTTTGGTTTCGACGAAGGAGTTGATGTATTTGTTGCTGGTACTACAGCGATTACTGGATCGGGTGGTGATGCTGCTCCTACTCCTATTGCTTTCTTAGCACTCCAGTACAATGTAACTGATACTGCCGGAACCAATGAAGCAGTTATTAGCTACCTTGCTGGCAACGTTGATTACACAGGACAACCTGCTGGTAGATATCTTCAAAACGTCACAATCGACTGTGGTGAGTATTGATAAATAGATCTATATGAGATTTTGGTATGAATGAAGTTCAAGTAGATTATGGCACCCTCGTAGAGGTAATGACTGAAGAACTTCATTCATGCCAGAGTCAGATCATTGCGCTAAAAGCAAAGATCAAAGTATTAGATAGGGCGCTTACAGAGGCGTTAGATAATGCTTCGCCCAAGACCACATCCCGTAAAAAGTCTGTCTCTACAGATAAGGATGGTGGGTCATATTAACCTAGATAGGACCTAATAATGGCAGTACCAAGAGTTAAACACATACGATCTTCTCAGTCTGGGAAGGTCCCAACAACAGGGCAGCTTCCCATCGGGCAGATTGCCATCAATACCGCTGACGGCGATCTGTATGTACAGAAAGATGATACTTCGGTTGTCAAGATTGGCGGAGACACAGTAGAAGCAACAGTTGTAGATGATATCTCCAGTGGATTTAATGGAGTAACAACTACATTCAATATTGATGTGTCTGCTGTAAATCTAACAAATGATGATATCAACAGTCAGATTGGAAACTTATTGATCTCGGTTGGTGGTATCTTACAGGAACCAGATACCGGCGGAAGCACTGGATTTAATATCGGTGCTGGTCCTGGTCTAGCAATCACGTTTGCCAAAGCACCTAAAGCAGGGCAGGCATTCTTTGGTATTGCGTACAAAAGAGCAAATACTCCTGCTAACTATGGAGTGACAGACGAACGAGCGATCGCTTACGCCATAGCATTAGGAGGAAACTGAAGTGGCACAAAGAAAAGAAGAAGTCTACAAGTTTGACGTATCAGCAAAAACAGTAAAGATTCCTGGTCACGTTGAACAGAAAAACCTTGTACTGATTACCAATGTAGATAGAGGACAGATTATCTACAGTCAATTTGATCCATCAAAAGGATCTGCTAGATCACACGAACATATCTGGCCAGGAGATCCTACTTTCCCTGATGCGGATTTCCCATGGTCGATTGATGGCACCTGTGTATTTACACTAGATGCTGATCTTTCGGGAATGGCAGATACAGATCAGTTGTCTATTCTCATTGATGACTATAGAACTGGAACTAAGTTTAGACCATGGGATCATGGTCTAGATGCTGTCGAAAGAATGAGAGTGTCTAACCCACAGTCACTCATTAATACAGACTTTGAGTTAGGTCTACAAGATAGTAAGTGGGAGAACATTGGATATAATAGAAACCATCCAACATTCTATGCTTACGGTGGAGATGTTATCACTCTAACTGGATTGTCATCTGACGGAGCAACACCATCTACGATTACAGGAACGATTGCGTCTGGTGGTCCCTTGGCAGGAGAAGTTATCTCTATTAAAGGAACCAAATATGCTTTGGCAAATGGTAACTACTTATGTGAAACTGGCAACGGAACTTCGTTTACATATAAAGCAGTAGGAACAGTTCCATCTGGTGACATTACAACCGATTTCCAGGAAATAAGACTTGGTGATATTTTTAGCGGGGCGACACTTCCTGTCCTTTCTACTTTAGTTGGAGATGGTAATGGAGGTAGCACGACCCCAGGATTGATGACTGCCACCTTTGCTGATGCTCATGGTATGCTTCCAGGATCTCCGATTTTAGTATTTGATGGTACAACTCCTGCAGCTGTTGATTCTTATGAGGGTAGTTTCTTTGTTAAGCAGGTAATCAATGCTACTCAGTTTACATACGAAACGCCGCCCAATACTACTGCCGTACCAAATGGTGCTATTACTAATCCTATTGGCAATGTTAAAGTTTATGGAAGAAATTCTAGTTTTGCTACTAGTCGTCCGTTTGATGGTGGATCCGAAATCGGAACTGGTTTAGGTATTCATGGACTTAAAGTTGTAAGACAAACAAAAGATTACTTCAGATATCAATCTGGTAAAGGTATTTTCTGGAGCACCGCGTTCTCATTCAAACCTACATTACAATGTATCGGTGCTAGTTCTGATGGATCAACTGTTACTATTACTTCTGAAGAAATTCATGGACTACAAAAAGGATGTAAGATTTTCTTAGAGGGTATTACTACTTCTGGATATTATGGACAGTATGTTGTTACTAGCATCACAGGATCAGAAACTTTTGAAGCTCAACCTATTGGATTTTCTGCTCCTGGTGCTGGCACTGCTGTTATCAGTGCCGATGCTAGATTTGTTGTTGATGAATGGTCTGGTTCTTCTATTCGTGCTGGACTATTTGATGACCAGAATGGTATGTTCTGGGAGTATGATGGAAGAAAGATTAACCTTTGTAGAAAATCTACTACTAGAAAGCTAGCGGGAACATGTTCTATTAGTGGACATACCGTAACAGGAACTGGAACTAAGTTTACCGAACAACTAATGGTAAACAATATCATTGTTATTAGAGGAGCATCATTTATTGTTACTAGTATTGCTAGTGATACTTCTTTAACTATTGCTACAGGAACAAATAGATTCCCTGTTGCTGTAAATGATGCTGTTATTACCAAGATGGAAGTTCTAAGAATTCCACAGGAAGATTGGAACTATGATACTTGTGATGGATCAGGTCCGTCTGGTTTCCTTCTTAGAAATAGATATACCTCTATGGTAGGTATTAACTATTCTTGGTATGGATCTGGTTTTATTGATTTTATGATTCGTGGTCCTTTGGGAGAGTGGATTAAAGTTCACCGTATGCCAAACCATAACATTTATGATAAAGCATATTTGAGATCTGGTAATTTACCATCTAGATATGAAATTACAAACTGTGGTGGATTTGGTAGTTTAGATGGACAAGTTGTATCTACCGATACCACTATTCAACTAAATGACGTTACTTACTTCCCTGATCCTGTAGCAGGATATCCAGAAATTATTGGTATTACTTCTTTAAATGGAGCAAATACAGAGACTGAAGTTATCAGTTACACGGGTGTAAATAGAACAACAAATGAATTGACTGGATGCGTTAGAAGAACATCATACGAAAAAACTTTAAATGGTGTTACATACGGATCTGGAGGTACATTTAGTGCCTTTGAAGGAAGCAACAACTCATGGACTCACCCAGATAAATCTGCTGTTTTATTGTTAGGAACTACATTTGCCGGAAGACTTCAGTCATGGGGTGCTTCGGTTAGTATGGATGGTGGATTTGATAAGGTTCCTGGATTTGTTTTCTCGTACAAAGTATCATCTCAGATTGCTACTGATGATAGTGAATCTGTATTGGCATTTAGATTATGTCCTGCCGTATCTAACTCTTTCCCACAAAGATTTGGTGTTAGAGAAATCATCAACAGACAAGAACTTAGATTAAGTTCTATTGAGGTTACTAATGTTGATGGTAACGAGATTGAAGTTACTGGTCTATTGAATCCATCTAACTTAGGATCTCCTTCTTATGTTAGATCCGGTGGACAAACTATTGGTGGTGCTAAAACATTCCAACAAACATTTACTGAGATTGCTACTGCCGGGGGAATATTAACGACAAATACAGCACCAACAAATGCCGACCTGTTGTTTACTTTCTTCAATAAAGGTACTGGAACTACAGAATATGATCTAAGTAATTTAAAGAACTTAGAAAACTCTGTTCAGGGTGGTGATAATGTATATCCAGATGGACCAGAAGTTTTGATTATCTACGTCACTAATCTAGATACCGGTGCTGCGGCTAATGTTGATATTGTTCTACGTTGGGAGGAGGCAGGAGCATGACACAATCAAGAGGTCAGATATTACTTAACCCAGAAGTTATCAGTAGTGTTGCTGCTGACGGTGGTGCTGTTATCTTATTTGAGGGTTCAACTAATGGCGAGAATGCCATCACATTTAAGGCACCAGATGCAGTAACAGCAGACTATACATTCACCCTACCAGACGGCACAGGAACCCCAGGACAGGCGCTAACAACCGATGGTAATGGTGTGACATCATGGACCACTGTTACTGCTGCTTCCGGAGGCACCAGCGGAACTTTCCAGTATAATGATGGTGCTAGTGGATTTGCTGGTCTATCTACGATGACCACAGATGGCACTAATATCAGTATTGGTGCTGGTACGCTTACAACAGAAAGCGACATTATTTTTTCTGATGGGACAGGAACTCTAACACTAACAAGTCCTACATATACAGCAAACACTACATACACTTTACCTGTTCAGGGTACAGCGTCTGCTGGAGCTGCTCTAATCGTATCAGCATCTCCTACACCATCTACAACAGCATTGTCTTTGGAGTGGGGTACACCATCAGGAACTAACCAAGATCCGGGTGGGGCTGGTGCTTCTGGTGTTAGAGAAGTTCAATATAATGTAGGTGGATTATTTACAGGATCTACTGAGTTTGCTTACGATGAAACTACAGATATCCTAAGTGTTCCTTCTTTATCAACTACAAACATTGATATCTCTACTAATAGCATCACTTCTACAAATACTAATGGTAACATCAACTTAGATGCTAATGGTACTGGTGATGTTATCTTGTCTGGCGGTACAGATTTAGCATTGACTGGATCAACAAGCGGAACAGTACGTTTTAATGCTCCTGCTACTGTATCCACACCATATACCATTACATTACCAACTGCTCCACCGAGTGTAATCAGTAGACTACAATATTCTGTAGCTAACCCTACGGTTGCTAAGTTTGTAGCTGATACAAAGACACTAAACTTTGTAATGGACAGTGGGGATCCATCAACACCCGCGTATGTTGCTTTGGGTGTTAGAGGAACTGTTTATGTAGATGCTGCTTATACTATTATTGGGTGGAAGTTAATCGGAGAAGCAGCTGCTGCCTTTAGTATTAATGTGGATCAAGGAACGTTTCCTACTCCCCCAGCAGCTCCGACATACAGCACAGTTATCACAGGTGCTTCATTAGGAGCAACTGATTTTACTGCTGAATCTGGTGTGTTAAATATCTCTGTAGCAGCTGGTGATGTTTTACAGTTTGATGTTCAAAGTAATACTACCCAGACCAATGTTACAATGGCACTTATTATGAGACCTGATTGATATGGCAACAACAACAGTAGTAGCAAATAGTTTTACCGCTATCAACAATGTTAGCGTTGTTAATGATTTCGATCCACTCAACCCAAACGACCCATACGATTACAAGACTGATGATACCACTTACACAGTTGCTGGCAACAATGGAAACGTAGAAGCTAGATTCGGATTTCCTGCTGCCACTGGAGGTAATGGAACCTTAACAACAGGAGCAGGAGTTCAAAGATTTAATGTAGTCGTAGTAGGGGATGGCGGAAATAACGCTATCGAGTATGGTCTACAGTTAAGTGAAAACGGGAATGCTATTGGTAATGTTATTACCCAAACAACTATACCCGCTAATAATACAACTGAAAGAACTGCTACGATGACTTGGGATGCTAGCGGAAGAACTAATGGTCAGATTGAAGTTTTAGTTATACAATCTAACGGTGGAACAGGAAGGGCATCTAACAGAGCTTTCTTGTTAATTGACTATGTAGAATGGGTAGCAGAACTAGATGATGCTGTATCGCCCGGTAAGTCCCGAGCTATATGGATCTGATAAATACTTAAAAATAGGTTGCAAGGATGGCACAACCAACAACTCGTGTCGAGTTCACAGAATACTGTTTAAGGAAACTGGGAGCACCAGTGTTAGAAATCAACGTTGATGATGATCAAGTTGATGATCTAATTGATGATGCTATTCAACTCTACCAGGAGTATCATTTTGATGGTGTTGAAAGAATGCTCCTTAAGCACCTTGTTACTGCTGATGATGTAGAGAGATTTAACAGAGCAGAATTTATTAATACAAAAGATGGAAATGATGGTGGAGTAACTTACACTGTAACAAGTACAGGATTTGGATATCTTGACGGAGAGCAAACAAATGTAGCTACTGATTATCCTGCTGGTGTTACTGGTACTGGATCAGGTTTAACAGTTGACATTAAAGTTACTGGTGGAGTGGTAACTGAAGTTCTAATAAATGAACCCGGTCAGGGATATGTAGTAGGGGATGAATTAACTATTGGTACTAATACTTCTGCTAGGATTAGAATTGATTCTATTCAAAGTGATTCTAGATGGCAGAATAGAGGTAACTTTTTTCCTATCCCGGATCATGTGATTGGGGTATCTAAAGTATACGGAATCTCATCCGGATTGTCGGATAACGAGATGTGGGGATTTGCCAACCAGTATTTTCTAATGGATGTATTCTCAGTTAACTCTGGATATACATTCTCTAACTTTGACATGTCTTACTACTACATGATTAAGCAATGGTTTGAAACTTTAGACATGGTTATCAATACAGGTAATCTAGTTAACTATAGATTTAATAAAAAGCAAGACAGATTATACTTAGATATATCTGTTAATCGTATTAAAGAAGGACAATACATTTTAATTGATTGTCATAGAGCACTAGATCCATCTGATTGGAGTCAAGTTTGGAATGACAGTTGGTTGAAGAGATATGCTCCTGCTCTTATTAAAAGACAATGGGGACAGAACATGATTAAATTTAACAATGTTCAACTTCCCGGTGGCATTACAATGAACGGTCGTCAGTTATATGAGGATGCCGAAAAAGAAATTCTTATGCTGGAATCAAAACTACGTGATGAATATCAACTTCCACCTATGGACATGATCGGATAAAATGCCTACCAGTCACTACTTCCCACAGAATTACAAAAATAACAACAGCGAAACTAACCTGTATCAGGATTTAGTTGATGAGCAGATCAAGTTGTTCGGAACAGATATCTATTATATCAACAGAACAACTTACACTGAGAATTTTACTAATGATGTAATCTATTCTGAGTATAAGGATAAGATTGTTATCGAAGCTATGCTACAGAACGTAGAAGGTTTTGGTGCTCAGTCTGAGTTTATCTCTAAGTTTGGATTAAGAGTTACTGACGAAATAACCTTCACTATATCTGCTAGAAGGTGGGATGAAGAGTATACCAGACTTCCTAATATCAAGGTAGACAATAGACCTAATGAGGGAGATCTTGTATTTTTTCCATTGACAGGTGATCTATACGAGATCAAGTTTGTCGAAAGAGAAGCACCATTCTATCAGTTAGGAAAATTATATTTCTACACAATGACATGTGAGATTGCCGAGATTGGTAATGATGACATCGAGACTGGTATTCCAGACATCGATAAGATTGAAGCGGAGAGAGACTCTGCTATAACATTATTCTTACAGGATGGTGGCACCGGCAATTACTACGACGGAGATACTGTAGAATTCCACACGGTAGGAGCAGGACCAGTATACATCCCAACCGGAATCTTTGCTGAGGTTGCTGAGTGGGATGCACCAGAACAAGCACTCAAACTTATCAACATGACAGGTGACTTTGATCCTGAGTATGCTGTACTGAAAGATAGCACTAACTTGTTCTCTGGCACGGTCAGAACTGATGGTGTATGGATCATCGGACCACAGGATAATACTGTGTACATTGATGATACAAACTCAGAATATGATGATAATAAATACATAGAAGACGCTGCCGATGAAATTCTTGATTTTACTGAATTGAATCCGTTTGGCGAAGTAGGAAACCTTGATGATATAATCTAATGTTAGGCGCTCATTTTTATAACCAGGCAATTAAAAAAACAGTTGTTGGGTTTGGAACATTATTCAACAACTTAGCTGTAAAGGACATTGATCCCCAAGATCCTACTAAAGTTCTAGGACAACAGAAAGTTGGATTGGCATACGCACCAAAAGAAAAGTTCTTAACAAGATTAGAAGAGAATCCAGATCTCAGTAAAACTTCTATTACTTTGCCCAGAATGTATTTTGAGATGACTGGCATCTCTTATGATGGCGGTAGAAAAACTAGTCCCATTCAAAAATACCAGACTATCATTACAGATAATGGTGACGAGGTAAGAGCACAGTTTGTTCCAGTACCATACAATATTGATTTTGAGTTAGGTATTTTAGCAAGAAATCAAGATGATGGATTACAATTAATAGAGCAAATTTTACCGTATTTTCAACCACAATTTAATCTCACAATTAACTTTATCCCTGATATGGGAGAGAAAAGAGATGTTGCTATTTTCCTCAACAGTGTTGACTATTCGGATGAATGGGATGGCAACTTTAACCAAAGAAGATATTTAAATTGGACATTGAGATTTACAGTTAAATCTTATATCTACGGTCCCTTCAACACTGCTGATATCATTAGAAAGGCTATCATTTATGAGCGTCAAGGTGAGGTTGGTGTTGCTGATCGATCTACTAGATTAACATACACACCTGTCGCCCAAACAGACTTAAATAATGATGGTGTAGTCGAAGGTATCGGTGATCCACCCGGAGCTGATGATTTACTACTAGGACCTTCTGATGACTTTGGATTCAGCGGTGATATTGAAAACTTCTTTTAAAGAACCATGGACGATAAATTTGAAAAAAATATGGAAGAGATCTTTGATATCGAGATGGATGCCGGAGAGATCACCAAGGCGGAGACCGAGCAAGTCACCGAGCATGTTACCGAGCAAGTACCGGACAAGTCTGAAGATGATCAAAGAGAAGACTACAAATATAGTAGAGGTCAACTATACAACCTCATCAGCAAAGGACAAGAGGCGCTAGACGGCGCTCTAGAGGTGGCACAGGAGTCTGGGCACCCTAGGGCATATGAAGTCGCTGTAAACGCTATGAAGCAGGTAGCAGACACCACTGACAAACTGATTGATTTACAGAAAAAGATGAAAGACTTGGATGCTCCTACTAAAAAGGCAGGACCTACAACTGTAAACAATACCATGTTCGTTGGAACAAATGCAGACCTACAGAAAATGCTGAAAGATGCACATAAGAAGATGTTTGACGAAGAATAAATAGTAAAAAACCTAATCCTATGATGATTCTAAATCCCCTATCCCTCCCAGTAAGTTTACATGTTCCAGAAGATGTAGACAATGCCCCACTGGTTTCTGTTATTAACCTAAAAACTACTCCTATCTTCATTAGAGTTAATAAAGCTGCTGGACCAACTGCCGTTGGTGTTGCTGCTGGAGAAAGAGTGTTGGTCGAAAAAGATAACTTCCCCGGAGGAGTTCCTGTAACCATGGAAGCATTTGATGATGCTGGTTTTACATCTGCTGTTGGTGCCGGAGAAGTATTAGCGACTAAGGTAGCATACGCTGGATAATGGCAAATTTTAATTGGGATCAAAACTTCGAGCTTAATGTAGCTCGGGGGAAAATGAGGGGTGCTTCTAGTATCCACAAGTTTGGTGCTGTAGCAACTCTATCTAACGGCGCTACCGGAAGTGTTTGGGATGTTGACGATACATCGTATCCATGGGGAGAGTTTGATAGTGGTGCTATTCAACTAACTATCCAATCAGATCCAGCAGATGCCGGAAAGAATATTTGTATTATTGGATTAGATGCTGATTACAATGAGCAAGTAGAAGATATTATATTAGATGGAACAACAACACAAACAACTACTCTACAGTTTATAAGAGTATACAGAGGATTCTGTAAGCAGCAGTTGACAGCAAATGTCGATATCCTGTCTCCTACTGCCACAATCGTAATGAGGATTAGAGCAGAAGCAAACCAAACATTGATGGCGGTGTACACTATCCCAGCAGGATACACTGGTTATCTTAGACAAGGAACTGCTACTGCTCAGGGTGGTTCTGAAGCAACCGGATTTATGAAAGTAAGATTTGGTGATCAGACAGCATTCAATGTAGGACATACATTTGAAGTTGTCGGTAATGGTGGTCAGTATTTTTATGAGTTTCCTTACTATGTAAAGATTCCAGAAAAATCCGATATTGATGTTATTGTAACAGCAAGATCCAATAACGGTCGTTTCACAGCAGCATTTGATGTACTACTTCTAGTTGAGTAATGGATGAGTCCAAAGAAGACTTGAAAAGAAAACTAGAGCATGAAACTAGACTACACCAGGAGAAACGCCTAGAGGTTCCAAGGTCAAGGGATCCTGACAAGGACCTTAAGAAAAAGTTATAAGTATGCTATTTTGAGACCACCACGCATAAGATACTAGTATGTTCCCAGAATGGTACTCAATGAACTTAAAAGATCTTTATGAACGGGTCAACCGTATGAAGGTTGAGACTCTCATGGAAGAACCCTGTTCTCTGTACGAACCTGGATGGGAAGATGTATCTAACAGCACAGATGACTGGGAAGATTTCTGGCACAATGAAGATACAGAACTTAAGTAAGGATTGTAACATATTGATACAATCTTTCTAAATACATTATTACAAAGGAGAACCAAATGTCCGATCGAGAAATGTCTGACTTGTCTATATCGAGGGCAGAGTGTCCGAAGTGTGGAGCAGTTTGGATAAACGGTCAACATTATTGGTCTGGCACAGGAACTAAAGGAAGTGACTTAGATCTTGCTGGACTTGTGTGTAACAAACTAGGAAACTATCAATGTATCAACCCAAGAAGAGGAGATGATGGCGGAGATACATGGGAAAAGAGGATGGAAGATCTAGATAACTTTTCAGAAGATCATCAAGGTGACTGGTGGAATAAATAGTTAAGAAACTATTTGTCATGGCACAAAAGAAGAAAGGTGGT